ATTGATGAAAAGAAAAACAGAATAACAGTCGTAAAAGACACAATCCCTTTTTAATTATGAAAATTTTAAATTTATATGCTTGTTTAGGTGGTAACCGCTACAAATGGGATGAAGTGACTGATGTTGAGGTTACTGCCGTTGAATTAGACCCTGAATGTGCAAGGTTATATCAAGAGAGATTTCCAAAAGACAAAGTCGTTATTGATGATGCACATCAATATTTATTAGACCATTATAAAGAATTTGATTTTATTTGGAGTAGTCCTCCTTGTCCAACACATAGCAGGGCAAGGTTTTGGGGTTTCGGTGCAAATGGAAACAATCCAGTTTACCCTGATATGAAATTATATCAAGAAATAATTTTTTTAAAACATCATTTTAAAGGTAAATATGTGGTTGAAAATGTGATACCATATTATGAACCTTTTATTGTTGCACACAAAAGAGGAAGGCACTTATATTGGACAAATTTTAATTTACCAAATAATTTAAATGATAGAAGGATTGCAATAAGTAATACAAAAAATGAACTTAAAAGTTTATGTAAATTTCATAACATTGATTTAAAAAAATATAAAGGGAAACAAAATAAAGTTAAAATAGCAAGAAATCTTGTAGATTATGAAGCTGGTAAAACAATATTAGAAACCGCTTTAGGAGTGATACGAAAACAAAACGAAAACCAATTAGAAATGTTTTAATGAATCTAAACGAGTATTTTGATGCGTTCCGTTGGTGTGAAAACAATTCCATCCGATGCTATCCAAAACCTAAAGGCAGAGAGTTTATTTTGGTTTATGAGATAAACGGCGACCCTAAAACATCCGGCAAAACATATTCCAAAAAAGAATATGACACTAAGTGTAAAGAATTTTATATTTACCTTTACAAAAAATTTAAAGATGTTTGAAATTGAATTTTTTCCTCTCTACGGTTTTACGGTTGGTTTTAATTATTCTAATGATGACCTTTTAGGAATCGATGAGGAAAAGGATTTTAAACACACCATTCAAGTGTTCATTGGAATATTTGGATTCAACATTAATTGGTATATTGATAAATAAAAAAGGGAATGGGAAAAAGGGTAAACATTTCGGTAATCAAACCGAATGAGGAAAATCCTCGTTTTATAACTGACCAAAAATTCAAAAAGTTAGTTAAATCAATAAAAGAATTTCCGCAAATGCTTGAAGTCCGACCACTTGTCGTGGATGAGAACTTTATGGTATTGGGTGGTAATATGCGTTTGAAGGCATTAAAATCCGCCGGTGTTTTTGAGGTGCCAATTCAACAAGTAAAAGGATGGACTGATGACCAAAAAAAGGAGTTTATAATTAAAGACAATATTGGCTATGGCGAATGGGATTGGGATATTGTTGCCAACGATTGGGACATACAAAAACTAAAAGATTGGGGAATGGATTTACCTGATTTTCCTGATCCGGAACTTGATGCTGAAGAAGATGATTATGAGGAACCCGATGATTTGCAAGTGGATGTTGTTTTGGGTGATTTAATAGAGATTGGAGAGCATCGACTTTTATGCGGTGATTCAACTGATGCTGACCAAGTATCAAAACTAATGGATGGCGAAAAAGCTGATATGGTTTTTACTGATCCTCCTTATGGAATGAATGCAGTTTCAAAGAGTGGTGTTTTAAGTGCAAAATATGGTTATGATATAATTGGTGATGACAATACAAATGCCGCAAAGGATTCATTTAATTTAATTTATTCTTTATATCCAAAAGCCATCCATATATGGTGGGGTGCTAACTATTATTCAAGTTGTTTGCCCGATTCAGAGTGTTGGATTGTTTGGGATAAAAATAATGGACAAAGCGATCAAACAGATTGTGAACTTGCTTGGTCAAACGCAAGAAGTGTAGTTAGGCAATATACAAAGGCATCAGAAAAATCAAATAGGATGCATCCAACACAGAAACCGATTGATCTTATAAATTGGTCAATTAATCGTTTTAAACAAAATGCAAATATAATAGGAGATTATTTTTTAGGATCAGGCTCAACAATGGTTGCAGCACATCAACTTAAAAGAAAATGCTACGGAATGGAACTTGACCCTAAATATTGTCAAGTGATAATTGATCGAATGATAAAACTTGATCCAAATATTGAGGTAAAAATCAATGGAAAAAAATATCACTAATTTTGTAATATGAAACAAAATGCAACGGCTATAAAAAAGAAAGCAATGATTGAGGCATTGGAAAAAACCCTTGGTGTGGTTACAACTGCTGCAAAGATGGTTGGCATTGATAGGGTTACCCATTACCGGTGGTTGGAGGCCGATGAAGAATATCGTGAAAACGTTGATGATGTTCAAAATGTTGTTTTGGATTTTGCTGAATCGGCATTGCATAAGATGGTTGAAAATCACAACCCGGCGGCAACTTTATTTCTATTAAAAACAAAAGGGAAAAAACGAGGATATATTGAACGCCAAGAAATCGCCCACGAAGGAAATGTCCAATCTACACTAATAGAATGGAAACCGGCAGACAAAGAAAAGTAGAACAAAAGTGTAATCGACAATTCTACGATTTAATAAATTCAGATAAAAGATTCAAAGTTCTACAAGGAGGAACCCGGAGTGGCAAGACATACGCTATTTGTCAGTACATAGCGTACATTTTAACGACTGCAAAAGAACCATTGACCATTTCCCTTATAAGAAAAACATTACCGGCATTAAAAGGCTCTATTCAAAGGGACTTTATTTCTATATTAGAACAGACCGGAATGTATTTTGATGGCAATCACAATAAAGCGGAGAACACTTTTAGATACGGCAAACACCTTGTGGAGTTTTTATCGGTTGATGAACCCCAAAAAATAAGAGGGAGAAAAAGAAATATTGCCGTGTTGAACGAGGCAAATGAATTACTGCTTGAGGACTTTCGACAAATCAATATGCGAACCACCGACAACATCATTATGGATTTCAACCCATCCGACCCGGTGCATTGGATATATGATGACATCATCCCAAGGGAGGATTGTGATACTTGGATTACAACCTACAAAGACAATATGTTTTTATCCGATGACCTTGTTTATGAGATTGAAAGGATGCGTGAGCGTGATCCGGATTATTGGAGGGTATTTGGTGAGGGACAAAAGGCGGTGTTTTCCGCTCGGCAGATATTCAACAACTGGAATTTTATTCCTCACAAAGAATTTCCTGAATTTGATTTGCATACCGAGGCGGTCATTGGATTGGATTTTGGTTTCAGCAACGATCCCTCGGCGGCATCGATAATTTTCCGAAAATCAGATAAATTGTACGTTCACGAAATATTATACAACACCGGGATGACAAACGGTGATATTGCTGAATACTTCAAGGCCAATGGATATGACCAAGTACTAACGTTCTACGATAGTGCTGAACCTAAATCCGGGGAGGAACTCCGAAGGGCGGGACTATTATGCAAACCGGCAATCAAAGGTCAAGGGTCAATCACCGCCGGTATTTCCCTTTTAAAAGAATTTGATATTATCGTAAGCCAAGAATCCAAAAACATATTCAAGGAATACAATGGATACTATTGGGAACAACTCAAGGATGGCACAATAATAAACAAGCCACAAGATCGGCTGAATCATCAGATGGACTGCCTACGATACGGGGTTTATTCGCAATACTCCAAGCGAAATGACTTCTTTGTTATTTAATTATTATTTTTGTAAAAATATAGACTTTAATGGCATCAATATTCGATAATTTTAAAAGGCTCGTGACTAAAAACAGTCAAGCCACAAATCAACTATTTAATCGGGCGATATATAACTTTTTAGGCGATACAATAATTACGAGTGCTGAGAATGATGATTCGTATATAAACAAGGGTTATCGCTTTAATTCAACCGTTTATTCGATTGTCAACCTTATAACAAAGGCGGCATCAACGGTGCCGTTTCAAGTCTATGAGGTGCAAAGTCAAAATTCACTAAAAAGATACAAGGCACTAACATCAAACGGATTCAATGCCAACGCAACCCATAAGGCACAAGTCATTTTAAAAAACGAAATGATTGAATTGGAAGGAACTGAAATCCACGAACTATTAAACAGACCAAACCCGGCACAGTCTTACGCATCTTTTTTGACTGAGGTCATTGCATTTGGTAAGTTAACCGGAAACCGTTACATCTACGGAATCACACCGGAGAGGGGTGTAAACCAGTCCAAGTATGGTGAACTTTACGTTCTGCCAAGTCAAGCGATGGAAATTCATTCCGGTGGCTTTATGAAACCGGTTGACCATTACACTTTGGAATATAATGGCACATTCAGAATCGATGCCGATGATGTCTGCCACATAAAAGATTTCAATCCTTATTTCGATGGGTCAGGACAAAACCTTTATGGTATGTCACCACTACGAGCCGGACTGCGTTCAATGGATGCCAACAATGAGGCACTTACTACCGGGGTAAAATATTTACAAAACCAAACGGCAAGGGGTGTGTTGATGTCTGAGGAAGGGGATTTGAATGAAGTACAAGCCAAGCAACTAAAGGAAAAATTCAGACAACAATATCAAGGGTCAGGCAATGCCGGGGATGTTATTATTACCCCCAAGAAATTATCTTGGGTCAACTTCGGACTCAACGCTGCCGACCTTTCCTTGATTGAACAGTACAACGGCACAATCAAAGACCTATGCAACGTTTACAATGTCCCGGCGGTGTTACTTAACAACGTTGAATCGGCAACGTACAACAATATAAAAGAGGCACGAAAAATGCTTTATACCAATGCGGTAATTCCCGAACTTATGAAAATAAGGGATGAACTGAATCGTTGGTTGGCACCCAAGTATGGCGAAAAGGTGTTTATTGATTTTGATTATACCACCATCCCGGAACTGCAAGAGGAAACCGACAAGGTGGTTGCTCAAATGTCCCAAGCGTGGTGGCTGACACCAAACGAGAAACGTGCGGCGATGTCTTATGGTAAGGATGAAGAAAACGAAAGAATGGATGAATATTACATCCCGGCGAATCTTTTGCCACTTGGTGATTCCGATATGCCCGATATGACGCCCCAACAAATAGATATTGAACCGGCAGAAAAAAGACAAGTGCCGGGGATGAACGATATATTTACAACAATTAGTGAGGCACAACAAAGAGCAAACGAAATGGGCGGTGAAGGTTACCACGAACACACTTACGATGGTTATACCGTTTATATGCCATTTGAAACCCACGAGGAATATGAGGCGGCAAAAGACAATCGCCTTGATGAATTTTATGGCGAAATGGATGCCGATTCTTTTGACTACAATTTCGAACTTGATAGTCGATATGATGATGATGAAGATACCGACCAAGATGGGGGAGAAATAATCCAAAAAGCACCACAAATTAGAGGCGCAATGGAAACGGCATTGCGTAACAAAGTAAAAGATCATAATGAGGAATATGGTGACAACCCAGCAAAAAGGGCAACCTATTCAATGTTGGCGAGGTCATTTGTAAGGGGGATCGGTGCATATCGCACAAACCCATCATCGGTTCGCCCAAATGTATCAAGTGAAGATCAATGGGCATTGGGTAGGGTCAACGGATTGCTTTACGCACTTAGAACCGGCAAATTCAAGAGAAGGGCATACGATACGGATTTACTACCGGAAGAACATCCATTGTCATCAAAAGGCAAAACCGAAAAGGCGGAAACTTATTCGGATTACCCACAAGGTGCAACTAACAACGCCAAGCGAATGTTGGAATGGCGTGAGAAATATGGTCGTGATGTTGTCAAGGGTGGAACAAGGGTCGGTTGGGAAAGAGCCAACGATTTATCAAACCGCCGCCCTTTAAGTTTAAGCGTGGTTAAGCGTGTCAACTCCTTTTTAGCAAGACATAAGGACAACGCAAAGATTGACCCACAATATAAAGATGAGCCGTGGAAAGACCGGGGATATGTTGCCTACAATCTTTGGGGTGGTGCGGCAATGGTATCTTGGGCAAAGCGTATTTCTGAAAACGAATAAAATATGTTCGATAGGGAAACTTGGCGAAATGAATTTTCCCAACAACTCAATATTGGAGAAAAAGCGGAGGTTGCAAGATTCAAACGATACTACAATGAACAATACAAAACCGCCATTGATGGTTTTCTATTGGACAACAATCCAAGAGGTGGCAATAATCTATTCAAATCAAACGAACTTGAAAACCTATACGTTGGACTTTATTCCAATATCGGGTTACGATTTGCTAAGTGGTACGCCAAGACTTATGACCGCTTAATATCCAAACGACAAGATGTTTCCGGGTTTGATGATGTATGGAGCGAGGGATTTGCCGAAGCCGGTCGAAAGGTTGCCGGTCAACGAATTGTTTTATTACAAGGCACCGCTAAAGCGGAGGTGATAAAAAATCTTCAACGATTTATGCAAGACCCGGAGTTTATGGCGTTAGGTGCTGACCAAAGGGGTCGCATTTTACGTTCAAGATTCAATAAACTATCTGCATACCAAGCCGAAAGGATTGTGCGAACTGAGGCAACTTATGCGGCGAATCTTGGTGCCGAAAGGTCTGCACTTGATATGTTTGGTGCAAGTGGTTTGCAAAAAGAATGGTTGACTTCCATTGATGGTCGTGAACGGGCATCACATAGGTCAACCAACGGTCAAGTCGTGGATATGGACAAGCCGTTCAATGTAGGTGGTGAACTGCTAATGATGCCGGGTGACCCAAGGGGTTCGGCAAGAAATGTTGTCAACTGCCGGTGTGCGGTTGCACACTTACCCAAACCGGATGCACAACCCACAACACAACTTGAAGGATTGGCATTTGGATTGGCTGGGGAAATTGCGGCACAAAATGTTATTGATGAAATTTAATATCTTTGCAATATGAATAATATTATATTTAAGCAGTCCCCAATGGGGGAACTAATTGATGCCGATGAAAAAGCGGGAATCGTGAAAGGTTACGCATCGGTGTTTAACAACGTTGATTCTGATAATGATATAATCAAATCCGGGGCATACAAAAAAACCATTGCCGAAAACGGTAGAAGGGTTAAGTACCTTTACCAACACGATATGGACAAACCTATCGGGAAAATGGTTCATTTGGAGGAAGATGAGAAAGGCCTTGTATTTGAGGCTCAGATTGCCAAAACCCAATTGGGTATGGATGTCATTGAACTAATCAAAGCCGGGGTGATTACCGAAAATAGTGTCGGGATTCTACCCATTCAAAAAGAAATGGTAAATGGTAGGCGTGAGATTAACGAGGTGAAACTCTACGAGGTTTCCGCCGTTACACTTGCCGCCAATGACCAAGCAATGATTTTGGATGTCAAGGGCAACGTTGACCCAAATAAAGTAATTAAGCGATATGATAATATTGCAAAATTAGTCCGCAAAGGGAATATATCTGATGAACTTGGATATACTCTTGAGGCGGAAATATTAAAATTGAAATCTATTTTTATGAATATGACCACTTCGCCAACTGATATTGAGGTTACGAAGCCGGAAGTCGTGAAAGGAGATTCAACTGAAGAATTTAACTATTTGTTTAACATCCTTAAAAAATAACAAAATGAACGAGGAAGTAAAAAATCAGTTAGATCAAATCGGTGACATCGTAGATTCAAAGATTGAAAAGGCTTTCAACCAAGCGCAAGAAAATGCAAAAGGTGAAGTCGAATCATCTCTGAAAAGCGAAATCACAAATTTGACTAACGAGTACAATGACAAGATGGAAGCCGCTACAAAGCGAATGGATGCCATCGAAATGGAAAGCAAAAAAACGCTTTCAGGAGTAAACACAAAAACCTTTAAAGGTCAAATCGAAGCTGCCATCAAAGATGGTGCAATCGAAGCACTTGTAAAAGGTAACACCAACGCCGCAAGATTTGAAATCAAGGCAGGTGATATGACAATGGCGAATGCTTATACTGGTGTTGTTGCTGGAGAAACTGTAATTACAGACTTCAAATTCGACCCTTCAAGAAGCGTTCACATCAGAACTTTGTTGCCTATCGGAAACACCGATGCTCAAACAATTAGATTCCCTAAAGAATCTGCATATGATGATGGTGCCGCTGCAACTGCTCAAGGTTCAACTCTTGGTGCATCTGATTTTGACATTACCGCCACAAGCGTAAATGTTGAGAAAATCGGCACTTTTATGAGAATAACTGAGGAAATGCTTAACGATACTCCCGGACTATCTTCTTACCTATCGGCAAGAGTACCCGGAAAAGTGTTGTCTGTTGAGGATACCGAAATCCTTAATGGAGATGGTTCTTCGCCAAACCTTGATGGTCTTTTCACCGATGGTGCTGCTTTTGTAACTGGTTCCGGTGGTGCATTTTATCAAAGTGTTGAATCAGCAAATGAATTTGATGTTCTTATTGCTGCGTTGAACCAATTGGCACTTTCTAACTATCAAGCCGACACGATTCTTTTGAATCCTACTGATTTCCATAAAATCGTATTATTGAAATCTACTGCCAACGAATATTTGAAAAATCAAATTGTTCAAGGTATTCAACCCGCAATCAATGGCGTTCCAATTACATTGAACACCGCCGTGACTGCTGGTAAATTCCTTGTTGGTAACTTGGCTCAAGCATCTCAATTGTGGGTGCGTGATGGACTTGGTATCGAATTTTCAAGAGAAGATTCAACCAACTTTAGAGATGGATTTGTTACTGTTAGAGCGCAAGAGCGTGTGGCACTTACAAACTATTCTCCAAATGCAATCGTACAAGGTACGTTCTCAACTGCTAAAACGGCACTTGAAACTCCTTAATCTAACGATTAGTTTTGAACTTGAAAGGGTGGTCATATCGACTGCCCTTTTTGGGTTTAAGAAAATAAATGTAAAATATTTTTTATATTATAAAATAAATTATATATTTGAACCATAATTAACAATTTAAAAACAACCTCAAAACAAGATTATGAGAAAAGTAGTATTAACAGAAAATTATTCAAGTTTAAAAGGAGAACTTGTAAAATTAACAGGCAAAGACATTATCACAAAACCCACAAACAAGTACAATGAAATTATTGATTGGCATTACGAAGTATTAATCGATGGCAAAACAATATGTTTATTAA